GTCGTTTCGGACAGGCTTATTCCGGGTAGGCTTGGAGGCATGCGGCGGTGAGGATAGGCCGCACCGATCTCGGCGGCCGTTTTGTTGCAAGAGGGTTGGCAAGATGGCAAAGCGCTTTGGCCGTCTGAAGGTGGTTGCGCTTTTCCCGCAACGACGACGTTGGGGAAATAGCGTTACCGCTTGTTGGCTTTGTCGTTGCGACTGCGGTGTCGAGTGTGTCGTGGCCGGAAGCGAGTTACGGCGGGGACGTTCACGTTCCTGCGGGTGCCTTCGACGAGAGGCAAGCGTAAAGCGCAACACGATGCACGGCATGTCAAAAACTCGCATCTACCGACGCCATTGCAGCATGTTGCAGCGTTGCTTCAACCCAAACGCCACCGGCTACGCCTATTACGGCGGCCGCGACCCCGACCCCGTCACCGTCTGTGATTACTACTGTGACTTTGTGAATTGGTTTGCCGATTGGGGCGTGCCCGGCGACGGGCTGTCCATGGATCGCATCAATAATGATCGCGGCTACGAACCGGGAAATCTCCGTTGGGCTGATGCCGCGATGCAGGTCGCAAACCGCCGTCGTCCGAAAACCGCCCGCAAGGCAGTGAAACAGCCCGAGCCGCCGCCCCTCGAGGATCCGCCATTCTGAGGACCTGCACCATGACCGCCTCTAGAGAGCGTCAGTTGTGGACTGAGTTTATCCGCAAGCGCGAGAGCGAGAAAAAGACAAAGCGTCCGCGGACCAAGACCAAGCCGCAGCCGGCGCGCGCGGAACTCGACGCCATGCTCGACGATCTCGTGAGCGGGCAGCAGGGCCGCGACCGCGCAAAGGGGCGCGTACCATGAAGATCATCACCGCTGACGAACGGCTCGGCGAAAAGAGCGGCGCCAAAATCCTGATTGTCGGCCCGTCCGGCGTCGGCAAGACCTCGCTCTTGCGCACGCTGAGCGCGGAACTGCTCGCGTCGACCCTGTTCGTCGACATCGAAGCTGGCGACATCGCGGTTGCCGACCTGCCGGTTGCAAGCGTGCGTCCGCGGACATGGGTGGAGTGTTGCGACCTCGCTGTTGTGCTCGGCGGATTCAACCCGGCGCTGCCAGCGACCTCTGTCTACAGCGAGGCGCATTTCAACGCGGTGATGAAAAATCCCGAGCTCGCACGGCTCGCATCCTACGACATCCTTTTCATCGACAGCCTGACCGGCGCCGGACGGCTTTGTTTTACTCATGCGGAACAATTGCCGGAGGCTTTTACCGACCGCGGGCGCAAGGATCTGCGCGCGATCTACGGGCTGCACGCTCGCATGATGATAGCGTGGCTGAACCAATTACAGCACGCGCGCAGGCGCAGTGTCGTTTTCATCGCGGTGCTCGAGCGCAATATCGATGAGCTCAACGTCGCGACCTGGCAGCCGCAGATCGAAGGCAACAAGACCGGGCGCGAGCTGCCGGCGATCGTCGACGAGATCATCACCATGAACTGGATCAACTTCGGCGACGGCAAGCCGCCCGCGCGTGCGTTCGTCTGCACCAACCCAAACATCTGGGGCTATCCGAGCAAAGACCGTTCCGGCCGGCTCGAGCAAATCGAACCGCCAAACCTTGGCGCGCTGATCGAGAAGCTTACCGGCCCCGGCCAGCGCAAGCCGTTCATCACCGTTTCATCCACCGAGCAATCTGCTCAAACCTAGAGGAGGCACTCAATGCCACGTGACTACACGGACGTACCGTCGTCGTTAATTCCGGACGACACCATCGCCATCGTTGGCATGCACATCATCGCCGGCGGTGTCGGCGAAGACGGGATGTGCAAGCGCAGCAAGGAGGGCGACTGCGAGATGCTTCACTGTGACTTCACCGTTCTCGATGGAGAGTACAAGGGACGCAAGGTCTGGCAGCGCTTCATCACCGAAGGCACCACGGACGGACAGAAGCAAATGGTTGTCCGCACCCTCGAGATGCTCAAGGCGATCATTGATAGCGCGCTCAATCTCAAGCCCAAGGACGAGAGCGACGCGGCGCGTGCGGCCCGCACCGTCAGCCTCAAGTGGTTCGACGGCAAGAGCTTCATGGCTAGAATCGGACACGAGGAGGGCAGCGGTAATTATCCGGCTCGAAACATCGTCGTCAGCGTCATCACGCCTGACAAGAAAGACTACCAGCCGGTCGAGCAGCCGCCCCCGTTCGATGGTGGTGGAGGCAGCGCTGCTGCGCCGACGCCCTCTGCTCCCCCCGTCGAGCGGCCGGGGTGGGCGCAGTGAGCCGGATCCGCAACCCCGTCGGACAGGTCAGCCTGTCCGCCCTCGAAGACCAGTGGCAGCGGGACGCCACCGCTGCCGCTATCGCTGGCGCGCGCGGGGTCGTCCAGATGGACGGCCCCATTCCGCCCGGCACGCCGATCGGACGGCTGAGCGACACGGAGTGGGGCTGGATCGTTGCCGCAATCCTGTTTGCCTGGATCGGCATGCGGGCCCGACAAGCCACCGCAGAACAGCTCGACGTCGAGCAGACAATCAGAATGACGGCGCTCGACCCGCAGCCATGGGACGCGGGCGCGGTGGCGGCCATTTTGCCAGAGTTGGCAAACGCCTGCTCGGGCAGCGTCGACTGGTCCAAGCCGCTCGCCGAGTGGCCGCGCGAGACCATCATCGAGTTCCTGCTCAAGGCCATGCCGCTGATCCGCAAAGCCATGATCGCGCGTGATCTCAGCGATAAGGGCGTCAGCAGGAAATCGAGCGCCGCCACGATCGCGCGCCAGGCTAACGCCGCCGCCGGCGGGCCTTTGATGACGCCCGACGAATTCAACGACGAAATCAAGCTGTGAGTTACGTGCGATGGATTTCAATCGTGCCCACCTATCGATCGCGCCGATCAACACCGCGATCAACACGGCGATCGAGCGCGCCGCGGCCACGACGGCGGAATTGCCGCGGCCGTATCTCGGTGCATCCATTGTCGGGCACGAATGTCTGCGCCGCATACAGTTCGATTGGTGGATAAAACCCGAGCTCCCGGCCAGGACGCGCGAGATTTTCGATCGCGGTCATTATTTCGAAGAGCGTGCGCGCCGGCATCTTGTTGCAGCTGGTTTCAGGTTCGCGCCGCCGGAGGCGTGCAAGTTCACCGCCGTCGATGGCGCGCTGCGCGGACATGCGGACGGCATCATCATTCACGGCCCCGATCTGCTTGGCGCTTACGTGATCTATCCGCTGATCTGGGAGTGCAAGTGCCTGAAGGCCACGAGCTACCGTGAGATCGAGCGTGACGGGCTCGAAAAGAGACACTCCAATTACCTTGCACAGGTTTCGCTCTATCAGGCGTATCTGAACATCACCAATCCCGCGCTATTCACTGTCACCAACGCCGACACCTGTGAATTGCTGCACTTCTTCGTCCCATTCGATGCCGAACGCGCACAGCAATGGAGTGATCGTGCGGCCAACATTATCGCGGCGACACGCGCTGGTGAGTTGCTTCCGCGCGGGTTCGATGATCCCGAGAAATTACGCCATGATCGGCGTACCGATGGGTCCCGCGAGCGGGATGTGGGCAACTGACCTTGACGTCGATCCCACCAAAAAGATCGACGGCAAAGCCACGCTCGATCAACTGATCGCCCGGCGTGGTGCGCTTCCGTCCACCTGGGTGACCACCACGCCGCGCGGTGGCCGGCACTTGATTTGGATTTGGGACCCCAATGTCGAAATCCGTAACAGCGCTGGCAAGATCGGTCCCGGCATCGATGTGCGCGGAAACGGCGGTTATGTCATTTGGCCACCGAGCCGGAACGCCACCGGCGGAACGTATCAATGGGAGCCGGGTGGTCCACAGACTGCCGCCTTGGCGCCGCCCTGGCTGATCACGCTCGCCAAGGCGAAGAAGGCGAGCGCCTATGCGAAGGCGGCGCTCGAGCGCGAGTGTAAGAACGTCGCTTCTGCACAGCCGCACACGCGTAACAACATACTCAACACTGCCGCGTTTAATCTCGGCCAGCTTGTTGGCGGTAACGCTCTCGACGAGCAGGAGGTGCGCGAACGATTGTTCGAGGCGGCAGAGACTTGCGGATTAGTCGCCGATGATGGTGCGCAACAGACATGGGCCACTATCGACAGCGGTATCACGGCCGGCACCCAGCAACCGCGCAGTAGGCCGCAGCCAGCGTCCCAAACCAGCGCTCGTCCTACTATTGAACTTGCAGACGGCGAGCTGCTTCGCATTCTCACGGAGACCGAGGACGCGCTGCTTGCATCGGGCTCGCCGGTGTTCTCGCGCGCCGGAAGACTGGTCGAGCCCGTGGCCGAGATCATGCCAGCGTCGGACGGCCGCAAAACTACGGTCGCGCGCTTGCGTGAGCTCTCGCCGGAAAGCTTCTTAGCTCCGATTGCCGAGGCTGCGGCGTTTCAGAAATGGAACCAGCGGCGTAAGACGCTGGTCGATACCGACCCGCCACTGCATTATGTGCGCGTCCTGCTCGCGAGCGAGCGGCGCTGGCGGCTCCCGCACGTCTCCGGCATCATTACTACGCCCACATTGCGCCCGGATGGTTCGTTGCTTGCCGAGCCGGGCTATGACCCCGAAACCGAGCTTTACCTCACGCCCGGGTTTCAAATCTCGCCGATACCGGAGCACCCGACCAGGGATCAGGCGCTAACGGCGCTCGAGCTGCTGACCGACTTGCTCTCGGAATTTTCCTTCAGGTGCATCGGCGGCGAGCACGAGAAGCAGCTTAATCGTTCGGTCGCGCTGTCGGGATTGCTGACCGCTTTAGTGCGCGGCTCGCTTCCTACCGCGCCGATGCACTTGATCGCCGCCCACATGGCGGGGACGGGCAAGAGCTATCTCATCGATGTCTTTGCGACAATTGCCACCGGCCGGCTCTGCCCCGTCATCACCGCGTTCAAGAGCGTGGAGGAGACCGAAAAGCGTCTTGGCGCCATCGTGCTGAGCGGCATACCGATGGTCAGTCTCGATAATTGCAGCCACGACCTCGGCGGTGAGTTCCTGTGTCAGATGGCCGAACGGCCGGTGATCAAGGTTCGGATACTCG